GACGGTGATGTCATGTTAGAAAACGGGAATATCATTTTATTCGAATTTGCCACAAACGAATTTTTAATGAAAAAATCTCACGAAGAGCGCGTTTCGACTTCTGACGAATCTCAAGAACAACAACAAAAAGATGAAGTTATTGACTTAACGGAAGAAGTAATAGAAGTACCAGACGAAATAGATGTAATGCGTTTACATTTACCAAAACAAAATTTAAAAAAACCAGAAACTGAATCGGATAAATTAACCAAGGGTGTTTTTATAATTGATAAAAACAAAAAACAGCCGTTACAGTTAGAACAAGAGAATGAATCTATTTCTGATGCTTTAAAAAGTGAGTATTTAGAATCATCAAAGACAAAATGGATTGAAAAATTTATGAGAAATAATAATTATGATATCATTGATAATGAGGGGGGTGGTGATTGCTTTTTTGCGGTAATACGCGACGCATTTGAACAAATAGGTCATGTAACAACCGTAGAAAAATTACGTACTATTTTATCAGAATCAGTGAAAGATGATGTATTTATACAGTATCGTACATTGTATATTAATTATTTATCTGAATTACAAGACAAGGAAAAGGAGATGAAATTGATAAAAAAAACGATTGCAGAATTAAAAAAAAGAAATGATTCAGTAAAAGACAAAGCAGAATCGTCTAGAATTTTGACAGAAGTAAAAGAGATCAATAAACGTTTCCAGAAAGTGAAAATACAAAAAGAAGACACCGAAGAGTTGATGAAAGAGTTTTTATTTATGAAGGACATCGATACGTTCGAAAAATTCAAAGATTATATTAAAGCGCCCTGCTTTGTAGAAGGGATTCCGGTTTCTTGTTATTGGGCAGATACATGGGCGGTTTCGACGATAGAAAAATTATTGAATATTAAAATCATTATTATGTCAAGAGAAGCGTTTGAGCAAGAAGACCGTGATTCAGTGTTACAGTGCGGACAATTAAATGATTCTGATTTGGAACTACAGGGTAATTTTAAACCAGCATATTATATTTTGGCTTGTTATTTAGGCAATCATTATCAATTAGTTACTTACAAATCGAAACGTATATTTAAATTTTCTGAGATTCCCTATGACATAAAGGTTATGGTGATTAACAAATGTTTGGAAAGAAATGCGGGTCCTTATTACTTAATACAAGATTTCCGAAATTTGAAGACCAGTCTTGGTTTATCAGCAGACGAGGGTGCTTCCATAGATGAAGATGAAGAAGTTTTAATAGATGATCTTTATGATAAAGATATTGTGTTTAGTTTTTACGGAAAATCTTCGGCGGGTCCCAAAGCAGGAAAGGGTTCAGGGGAAAAAATACCCGACCTAAATACAATTGATTTTAATACATTAAATAAGGATCCGGTTTGTAAAAACTGGCGCCGCAAATTGGATGATTCATGGATGACAGCTTTTGAAGTAGACGGACATCGTTGGTCATCAGTAGAACATTATTATCTGGGTTCTCAATTTAAAAAGGGATATCCAGATTTTTATTTGCAATTTTCGTTAGATAGCGGAACTGACATCTCGACTGATTTAACTGTGGCTTATGCTGCTGGTAGCAAAAGCGGAAAATTAAAGGATCGTATAGTAAGACCAAAAAACGTGAAATTTGACGCGGATTTTAAAGAAGATGGCGTTTTCATGAGGAGTCAAGAAGAGCGTCAATTGGCGATAGACGCAAAGTTTACACAAAATTTAGATTTGAAAAAGGTATTGGCAGAGACGAAAAAGGCGAAACTTGTTCATTTTGTTAGAAGTGGACCCGCAGAACCAGATTTATTATTGATGAAAACCCGTGCCAAAATACTGTCACCCTCCGCGTAACCTTTTTAAGTTATTATAAGTATTCAAATGAAGTAATAATAATAATTACGTGGAAGAAAAAATGATTTATTACATGATTTAAAGAACACCATTTATACTTGGAGCAGGAATTGCTTAAAATAAAAGAATTAGTCATCATCATAAAGCATAATAAGAAAGTAAGAATATCTAAATAATCATGATACTTGTAGAAACATATGTAAGCCGAAAAAACGAAAACGGAGAGTTTTGCGAAAAAACCGTCGAATTTATGCGCTGTTCCGTTTTGTATCGGTTTTAACCAAAATACAATAGACAGTAAACACGTTAAAAATAACAGACAATCTACAGCGACGGTTATTTTATCTGTGGCGCCGCAAAAATTTTCTACTACCGGTATCGATAATATAAAAGAGGTGATAACCAAGATGAAGTAAACCATTTTATAATAATAATTCATAATTATTATAAATTTTGTACTAATTTAGGATATCTTAACATACAGCGCGTTTAAAGTAATTCAAATACAGTCATGCGCATGGTTTTTGAGAGAGGGCCTCTCATAGATAATAAGCTGAATTGATGAACAGCTTCTAAAAAATCGGGTTTGTTGTAGTGTCTTTGAATAAAATTTGCGTAACTTTCTATAGTTTTGTTGGTTTTTTTAAAATTAAGAGAATATCCGTTATGTTGAATACACCAATCTAAAAATTCATTATGATAAAAAAGGTAAATGCATTTCAATATGTAATAAGACAAAATCGGTGTTTCTTCCTTGTAATGATTGTTTCTTTTTTTACTAATTTCCCGATCCGAGGAGTGCAGTTCTTCATATTTTAAATGAAAATGCCTGATTATTTTTTGTAGCTGAAAAAGAGAAAATTGCCTCTCGCAATATAGTAATTTTTTCGTTTTTTCGATCATCTTTGCGATACCATTTCTCTTTGTGGATAAAAAACTAACAAAGATGCAATTCATTGTTTCTGCCCAAACTTCACAATAAGTTTCAAACAATCTTACATCTGACATTACTGGGAAGGTTTGTAATATTAATAAATTAGAGCGATTAGTATTCGTTTCGGAAAAATCAAGTCCCAAACAGTGAAAGGTTTCGTGTATTAATACTTTGAACCATTCTTCTTCTCTAAATATATTAATTTCTGTTTCTGGTTTACAAGAGGTTGTAAAGGCAGTGTTTGCATGAATTGAAGATAAAACCTCTCTGGATTTTTTGGGCAACATCTTTTCTTTGTCTGTGAAAAAAATATTTATTTTTATGCGCTGAGAACATTTCTCATTCGCAAAATGAAAAGCAACATAAAGCCACATAAATATTCTTTTTATATGTTGATTTAGTAATGATGCATGTATATTATTAAAGTGATACAAATGTAACGTGATTTCGCGGGTTTTTATTTTAAATGAAACCAGAGTTTTCGATTTGTTATTTTGTTGAATGTAGGTTTTTATTTCTATAGGAATATAGGAGGAAACATTCTCATTTGTGAGAACCGGATGAGTTTTATTTATTGGTGAAGACAAAAACACGGTTTGACTTTCTATAATCAATTGGAAAATAATATGGAGAAATTTGTCGGCATTGCTAGAATAACCTGCATTGGGTATTTTCGGAAAAGTTTTTAAGTGATGTAATAATTCATAAGTTATTTCTTTCATTTATATAGTCGGTTATTTTTTTTTGAATCCTTTCCGAAAAAATTGATAGAGTAATACGATTCAATCCATGCCGATTAATCAAACCATGGGAATAAAGTACTTGAATCGTTATTTCCTGGATAATTGCAGGTCATCATCGATTTACAAAACACAGTTGGTGGACTTATCTAATAAAACGATTGTTATTGATACAAGTATTTATTTATATAAATATTTGATCGAAAACTCGTTGATTGAGAATATGTATTTGATGATTTCTTTATTTAAAAAATATAATATAAAGCCAATATTTGTCTTCGACGGAAAGCCGCCGGAGGAAAAGCGTAATTTGTTAATTCAGCGACGTATGGAAAAAAAAGAAGCTTTTCAAAAGTTTATTTGCATCAAGGAAACGTTAGATACCCAAGAACTTGACGATGAAACGAGAAAGCAATTGTTGCAAAATACCGAGTTATTAAAAAAACAATTCATTCGGGTGAAGGAAGCAGATACTTTAAAAGTGAAACGCTTGATGGATGCTTATGGTGTAGTTTATGTTACGGCAGAAGGGGAATCAGATTCGCTTTGTAGCCACTTAGTTAAAACTGGTATTGCTTGGGCATGTTTAAGTGACGACATGGATATGTTTGTATACGGATGTTCCCGAGTTTTACGACATTTTAGTTTAATAAATCATTCAGTAATATTATATGATACAGAAAAAATATTGCTTGATATTCATTTGACCGAAAACGAATTTCTAGATATTATGGTATTGTCTGGTACGGATTATAATTTAAATAATGAAACTAATTTACAACAAACCCTACGTTGGTTTAAGGAATATAAAAAGGCGTTTAATAAAGACGGAAATTCATTCTATGAATGGCTTTGTAAAAACAGTAAATATATAAAAAATTTGGATTTATTGCATACCATAAAAGATATATTTATGATGATTCGTTATGAAGTGTCTGCTAATAACATAAAAGACAATTATTTGACTGATACGAATATAAATTACCCTGCTTTGAGGTCGTTGTTGAGGGAAGATGGATTTTTGTTTTGTCATTAGTTGTTTTCTCTAGTGCACCAATAAATAGAATTATAAACAATTTTGTTAAAATTAGTATTATTAGGTGAAGTAGAAATGGACAGATATGAATTCATACAAACAATTCTTGATCCTCCTACTGGAGAAGGGCTGTATGCAGCGATGAAAGGAATTTCTTTTCCATTGTAAAAATACGTTGCTAATAAAACCGAATTGAGCCGATTGTCAAAGAAAACTTGTTCCGTCGCATCATTAATTTTTTGTTCATTTAAATTTAAACTAATTTGGTTGTCATTACTTATTGTCACCCCTTTAAATATAGGATGTGAAGGAAACTTTACGTTTATAGAAGTAATTGTTGTATCATCTGTATAAGTGTAGTTATTTTTGTAAATAAAAGGGATGTTATTATAATCAAAACCATTTATAGATTCGTTTTGCCAAATATTATTTCCTAGAACCGCGTTTCCACCAGAGTTTATATAGTTTTGTAAATTTCTACCAAATGAATTTGTAAATCTTTTTTTTGTAACTGTTTCACTTATTGTCACGATAGTATGTGCAGGTTTTTTAATATTGTTTGCGTCAAGTTTTGTGTGGTTTATAGTTGTAGATCTTTCAGATATAGCTTCTATATTTCCAGTGAGATTGGGAATTGAATAGTTGTATCTAGTTATTCGAGTTATTCCATCAATCGTTGTTTTTTGCGTATCAAAAAATTGTGTTGGGGTTTGAGTAATTGTGCCTTGCTTGGTAAATAAAACGATGACTTTATAATTAGTCAATGTTAAATCTTCTCCATTATAATATGTAGCAACGCTGTCTTTAAATTCGACATTAAATGTAGTATAATTAATTATATCTGTTATTGCGGAGTTATTTTTTATTTCGTCTTTGTAAAAATCATAAAGTGAAGTTGTCGATAAAGTATCAAATGTATTTGTTGAGAAGGTTGGTTCATTGATGAAATGATTAACTGAACCTAGATATGAGTCTTGATATAATATAACTGGTATAGATTCAATTGAATTAATCGTAGCAAATACTGGTTGTAACGTTTTAAGCTGATTTTTAATATTTCCAGAATAACCAATAGAAGTTTGAAAATCCGCGTTATTATCTAAACTGGTAAAATTATCTTTTAAATCTTCTGCATCATTGGCTTGACCATAATCATAAATCATCAATATACCATCTCCGTATTTAATTGATTTTAATTGGGCAATTTTATCGAGTGTATAAATATATTTTCCGCCGACCTTTTTTGGAACAGAGCTACCCCCCGATCTGGCCCTCAGCAATGCATCATTACACGTTCTACTATCATAATTACGAAGTTTAAAATTACAATTCATTTTACATTATAACTGTAAAATAAATTTAACTAAAACTAATTTTTAATCCTTTTGGGTTTGTGGTCGCAAGTCCTATTGTATGATCACGTCGTCTCTCTATACGAGCCGAAGCGTCGTGATTTGTGGATCCGTAAAATTTTTGTTGCTTCCAGATCGTTTTTTGTTTAGTCGATCCAGTAGGGGCATTATAAATAGATAAATCTAATGATTTATTGAACACCCTTCTTCCAGAGGAAAAATTGCTGTCACCAGAAGAATTCGCGTCCTTGAACGGCATTGCGTTGGGTGCTGTCAATATTGCGTTGTTCATATCATTTTTTGTTGGCGGAAATGAGGTAAAAGTAAATTTAAACATGCGGGTTTATATTATTATTACATTATTTTTTTACAAAATAGAATTGATATAACATCCGTTAAAATCTTCGTTTCCGGTATGAACCAAATTTATTCCTACATTCACGTAAATATTACCTCCCATTTTACTCCATCTATGACAAAACATCCAATCTTCTGAATAATAATGATCATCTTCAACTCCGCAATCAAAAAGTGCATAGGCAAAATTATTTTCATTTTCTTTTAAAAATCCGACGTCATCAGTATATTTGGTTCCCGGATATGCTTTTTGCATACTCTCTATCACCTCTCTTTTAAACATCATGAATCCAGTAGCCAAATGTTTAACTTTTGCCATATTAGATTCAATGCTCAACACGCTGTCAAAATAATTAATATTGTATTTCAACAAATTGTGCTGAATTGCGTTTTCGTCACTAATAATATTACTGAACTGTGATGCGTTTTTTTTTTCTAACCATTTTTTAATGACGTCGTCCTCTTTGGTGAGTTTTTCCCAAAAATAATGCTTCAAGGGGTATACTCCTCCGCAAAGCGATTTATTAGACAACAATAATTTTAAAATATCTACTGGATCCCAAGTAATATCGGCATCAATGAACATGATATGTGTGCATAGGGGATTATTCATTGCCTTTGCTACTAAATTATTTCGAGCTCTTTGTACCAAACTATCGTTTCGGCAAAATTCTATTTCTACCGAAATTCCGTATCTATTTAACATTTCTTTTGTCGCTAAAAGGCAACGCACGTAATTAACAAAACAAACGCTCCCGTAACAGGGAGTAAGAATATACAAAGTGGGAGCCTTTGTTTTGACAAATTCGATTAGTTTTTCTTCAAAAGAAGAAGGCCGTTTCTCTTCTTCTTCTTCTGACACCACAGGTTTTTCTTCCAAATTCATATTATAACACAATATGAATTTGAACATTTATATTCTTTTTTTGGGTTTTTGTTTTATTTGTTTCGTATTTATACTATTTTAAACAGCGGCGGCGGCAGCAACCTCGGCCTTAATAAAGTGATGCTTCATAAACTTCTGAAGATTGAAGTAGGTAAGCTCATCCTCATTGTTGAGCTTAAGAAGCTTTGAAAGCTTGTTGTCGGGATTGATCTTGCGACCATTCTGGGCGTCCTGGAGATTATTGGCGCGAATGTAAGCGTTGATCTCCTTGCTGACAGAAGTTCTCGCCATCTCGGTTCCAACCGTCTTTCCAAGGAACTCAGCGAGTTCATCGCTGATACGAGTGGGCTTGACGAATCCAGAGGGCTGACGATTTCCCGAACTACGTCTCTTCTTGGCAGTAGCCTTCTGGGCAGTCTTAAGCTCACGAGTAACAGTCTTCTCAAGACCCTTGAAATCGTTCTTGAGGTTGGCGAGGAGACCAACAAGATACTGAAGCTTAGCGCCATACTCAGTCATCTTTACAATGAGAGGATTGGCGGCACCATCAACCGCGCCGTCAGCAGAACGAGATACTGTCTCGTCGACCTCGGGAGTCATCTTATTGACAGGAGCAGCGGTCTCTTTAACTGCCTTCTTGGCACGAGATACCTTAGGAACAGCGGCAGTTACGGAAACGGCAGCGACGGGGGCAACAACGGCAGGGGTGGAAGAATTCTTAGAAGCTCTGACCATTCGGGGCTTTATACAATAATACAAAAGTTCTTTTTAAGTTATTTCGAGCTATAATATATTTTAATTATAAGTTTAAAAAATTTGGCTTCATTTTTCCTAAGCGTTTTGTTTTAGAATATTTTTTACGTATTTATTAATAAGATATTGATTCATATAACCACGGTAACGCGATTCTCGCTGGAACTGAAACCAAGGTCAATGCGGATAACAAATGAAACGCCGATATTTTTCTAAATTCATCATCGAATCCACAATAGATGAGATTTTCCATTACTGTCACGCATAAAGTTTGAAAATCTTCCAAGGGCGCATCATTATAGATAACATTTCTGTTAAAAATATTAGCAAAAGGTTCTAAAAAAGGACAGATTTTTTTCTTTATATCATAAGATAATTGAGCTCTGAACTGCCATAAATCTGACAAATTCCGATAAAATCGAAGACAACCAATTCTGTCCAGATTGGAAAACCAAGAACTTTGGGTATAATTACCTAACTGATCAATCTCCATAAATAAATTTTGAATTCTAACGTCAATGCTTTTAGATCTGGTTTCTAAGATAAAATTATATTTCAGATTCATATCTGATACATTATACTGGCCAGGAATGATGGTAGGGATATAGTATTCTCTGGAAAAGTTTTGATTTGTGTTCACATTTTCGAGAACCGGAGGCGTTCTTGTAATATTCGTCTTCCTTAAAAAATTGGCAGAATAGAAATAATTTATTTCATCATCCAAGTTATTATATATGATTTTGGTGATGTTGTTGAGAGAAATAATATCGTGAACATGGTTGTCGGAAAATTTCTCTCTGTTGTACGGGTTTTTTAAAGGGGTTTTGTTTTTAACAAATTGCATAAGCGATGTTATATTGAACCCGTATGTAAAATTCTTTTTGTCTTTGTAACTGTAAAATAATTCATAAGGTATTTCACGTAATGGTTCTAGCGTAATAAAATCGGTATCGTTTACACAAATTGATCTATTTTTGTAAGCTTCACCGCGTAAACGGAAAGATTGCTTTACTAACCATCCTCTAAAAACGGTTTGTATTCTTACGCAGGTTTTAATTTTCAAAAAATGTTCTTCAATACGACGTATCAATGCGCCTTTGTTTCCCGTTCTTGTTAAATTGTATTCTTTGACAATCGTTTTTAATTCGGGTAATTTGTATTTTTTTAGATCAACGTTGTTCTTGTTGTAGTGAGAATATGACAACTTGTAATTTATTATATCTGGTTTTGAAATACTTTGTCTGTGTAATTGTGGGCGCAAAGGCTTTGATAACATTTACTATATATAGCTAGTTACATATTATTTTAAATAGTTATAACGACATTAATGTTTTTTACAGGAGAACTTCTTTCTAAAATAGCACTATTTATGCAGGTGTCGTTTTAAAACAAAAAAATTGATTTAAAGATATCGTTACATGATTATCATACAATTATCCCAGTTAGTTATGTCGAAGCAACAGTCCAGCCCCATTGTTATTCCTTATTCCGAGTGGAATGTTTCTGACGTGAAGTACATGCAGCCGAAGACAAATGCCGTCGGCGGAAAGTCAATTAATATGATTAGTACCAGATCCAATCGTTCCCTGCATATTTCGACTCCCGCGATGACTACTTGGGGAATTTCCGATTGGACTGACGAGAAGACCGGTGAGTCGAATGGAAAGTTCAGTATTTCGCTCAGTTTTCCTAGTCCAGATTACAAGACTGAGGCGACCACGGATTTCCTCAATAAGATGGAGGAGTTTCAGAATCAGATTCTCGATGACGCAGTAAAGAACAGTGAGGTTTGGTGGGGCGAGGCAATGTCACGCGAGGTTTTGAAGCATACGTTCTTCCCTTTTATCAAGTATTCGAAGGACAAGACGACGAAGAAGATTGATACGACCAAGGGACCAAGCATGAGTGCAAAGGTTCCGAATTACGACGGAAATTGGAAGGTGGAGATTTATGACGCAAGTCGTAAGCTTCTCTTTCCGAATCCGTCGAATCCTCTTCTCAGCCCGATCGACTTTGTTCCGAAGAAGAGCAAGGTTGCCACTGTACTTCAATGTAACGGAATCTGGATTGGTGGTAAGGGTTGGGGTGCGAAGTGGACCCTCACTCAGGGTGTTGTAAAGCCTCCTGAGGTTGTAAGTGTCTTTGGGACTTGCCATATTCCGGATGACGTTTGTAATTCTATTGATAAGCAATCGACTTCTAATACGTCAGTTGATGGTGAGGATGATGAGGACGAGGCAGAGGTTTCCAATACGTCAGCTCCAGTAGATGTAAAGGATGTTGTAGATACTGACGACGAGGACGATTCCCCAGTTCAAGAGGCGGTTTCACAGCCAGTAAAGAAGGTGGTTAAGAAGGCGGCTCCTGTTACTGTGGAGACCGAGTCTGTATCGGCCGCTGCGGAGGAGACCCCAAAGAAGAAGATTGTGAAGAAAAAGGTTTAAAAACGATAAAACAACGACGAAATGAATAAAAAATAATACTATAATTACGAGTATTATTTTTTTTGGGGAGATAATATATAATGTCTTTATCAAAAAAAGAAACAAAAACTCCGACCCCTTTTTTTTCTAGATCAAAGGTGTTGTCTAAATCGGCGAAAAAAACAAGATACGTTTTATGTTTTGATACGGAAACTACGGGCGTTTCTTCAGAGCGTTATTTTAACGATAAACGTGTCAAGGCAGAAGACTGGCCAAGAATTATTCAATTGGGATTCATAATATATGATTTAGAAACTATGCAAATAGTTAACGTGTTTGATCAATTGATACGCATGAAACCAGGATTTCCTGGAGTTCCGCCGGAAACCACTGCGGTTCATCACATCACAGATCAAATGTTAGAAACGCGCGGTATTCCAATTGAAGCGGCGTTGCTAGAATTTTCCCGCCATTACAAAGAATGCGATTTAGTGGTCGGTCATAATGTCAGATTTGATATAAATATGATATGTGCAGAATTTACTTTATTATTAAGGAATTCCGAAATGGGATTATCACCACAAGAAAGATCGGATATAAAAAAAGTAATGAGTGATTTAATGTATGACAATGATAAATCATACTGTACTTTGTCAAACTCGATTTCTTTATGTAGATTACCCAAATTAGAGTATGCTGGTTCTCGTCGTCCATTATTAGACGTTTATGGTCTTGAAGTAATTAATAGTACAATGAAACAGGGCAAGAGACAATTTCGTGGTCCTAGATTGGAAAATGCACATGAAGTTATTTTCAAACAGAGAGCAAATGGTGATAAACATCAGGCAATTACAGATGTAGCAATTTGTTTGCGCATTTTTGTAAAGATTTATTCGGGTGTAGATATTTGTGATGCTGAACACAAAGAACAAAATAAATTTATTTTTGATAAAATTGTTCCTGAAAAGATGTCAGGAACTGAGTTGATGGTTCAAGTTCCCAATGTTGATGAAATTCGACAAATGAGTGCATATAATCTTAATCCGATTTCAAATTTAGATACGAGAAAAAGAAAAAGAAGCTTATCCAAATTAAGCAACAAAAGGTTGACAAAATCATTGTCTCTTCCAAGAAGGACCACGATTCGATCTAAGTCAAGAAAAATACAATCTCTTTGATAATGGTATCTTAAAAATATAATATGGGGTTTTTCATATTATATTATTGTCAAGTCTACAATTATGTCGGCTTTTTTTGATATATCATAAACATCAACTGTATTTATTTTAGATATACCTTGTCGCTCCAATACAATAGTTTGACGTTTTTTAAAAACCAACTGCTCTCTTTTCAGAAAAAACGACGTTTTGCCTATTTTAAATTCAGTGGTATCATTATTCCAAATATCTAGAATTCCTAACGAAACACAAACTGTAATATTATTTTTACTGTCGATTGTAATATTTTCCGGCACAATCGGATTACATTTTACATAAACATCGGAACCAGACGCATCGTATATCAATTCGTGATGCCATAGCGGAACTGCGTACATAGAGTTGTTTAGTTTTAATTTGTATAAATTGTTCTCAAAAAGGTCGTTTAATTCTGGATTTAAAATAATACATTCGTCGTTTTTTGTTTTTTCCCGTATCAAATTCTCGATTTTATTAAAAAACGAATGCGAAAAATGAAAAACTTCCCCGTGTATGGTTAACGTCTCATGAATTTTAATTAATATGGTTTTGTCGACTTTTTCTAGAAGTTCGATCGCATTTTTTTCGCACATAGTCGATATTTTGTTTAATATAAGCTGAAGAACTGATCCTCCCAATTCTTTTGGGATTAGTTTTTTAATAAAAGAGAACAACATATTGTTGTATTCGCCTTTTTTGGATCCTGGTTTCTCAAATTCTTCGTTGTATTCATCCTCCTCTTCACTTGTAAAATCGTCTTCTTCTAAATAACGCAACAAGTATTCATAGGCGTTCTGAACCTCCTGAAATTTTTGCGCAGCGTCCTGAGATTTGTTCTTATCGGGGTGATATTTTAGCGCCAGAATTCGATAACTTTTTTTAAGAGAGGTTAGGGTGACTTCGTTTTCTTGTGATATATCTAATATTTTACAGCTAGTATCATAATTCATTTATAATTTTGTATCTTATTTATTATATAAAACATAATACTCTCTAAATGGTAAATAGGTCTATAATTATTGTTGTAGTATTTTAAAAAGGGGTGAGTTTTTAATAAAATATCGTGCGTATCCTCACTCTTTAGTTCTCCCGTTTTAATAAAATAACTAAGAATGTAATACAAACATTCGGAAATGTCAATGTTATATGTCAATATATCATACAAATTGTCTCTGAAATTGGTAAAAGACAAGGTGTCTTTTTCGGCAATGTTCTCAATTAGTTTGTCGCAAACAATATTAAATATGTCTTTTGGTAAATCCTTCGCTTGTTTAATCAAACAAAAGGACCTTATTTCTTTTGCGTTTACAACTCCCTCGGTATTTACAAAATCTAATATTTGCTTTGTTTGCTCATATTTGTCGTGATCTATTGGCGCGGTTTTGTGATATAAAATTTTTTCTAAAAAGGTTTCGGATAATTTTTCTTTTTCTTCAGTTCGGACGCTGGATAAAAGAATTAGATCATTGTAAAATTTTTTGTCAGGTCGTTTAATGTTGACAATTTGAGAACAATTTATAATTTGTTCTGGTATAAAACTTACATGTTCACACAATATAAAGAATTTTATTTTTATATTTGATTCGGAATAACTGAAATGCTGCATATAACTGTAAAAATTATCTAATAATTCATTGTGTGTGTTCTGAAAATTTTTACAGAGAATAATGCCGATTTTGTCCTGTTTTACAGAAATTATATCTACTATTTGTAAAAATACTTCGTGCCAAATTATTTTAGAGTTACATCCTAGTAACGACATATCTATCTCATAGTGAATGTCGCTTATCTTGTAGAGATAATCTTGCTTTTCTGTAGTCAATTTCATTTTTTTCTCGTATTTTAATTCAGTTGGACTATATTTTTTCAAGATTTTGAGAACCTGTGTATATTTTCCAACTCCCGGCGGCCCATAAAAAATTGTGTTTTTTAGATTTACTATATTTCTAGGAAAATTACGTATTGTAGAAACTAACTCGGGATGAATGTTTATTTTTTCCGATGAATATAAATAATCGTCAAAATGGGTTTCATAGAATTTCATCTGTACTTGCTATGAATATAGAAGTATGTTTATATATTTTAACGAATAATAGGCTATTTATAAAAAATATTGTATTACGTAAAAGGCAGATTTAAGGCACAGAATTTGTGGGTGTTGAAGTAGGGTTTGTATTTGTATTTGTATTTGTATTCGAGGCGTTTGTTGGCAGTTGTGAATTTTTTTTAAATTTCAAAAAATCGTTGCTCAATTTAATCATTTCCGATGACATGGACAAAACTGAGACACCCATTCCAATAATAAAAAAACAATAATATTTCGGATCAAAGAAAAAATCATTTTGTTCTTTCAAAAATTTGTCGCCTGATATCAAAACGTATACATAAATTATTGTAATTGAGGTTAATGCGGCTAAAAGATTGTTGTAATCTATTAATTCTTTTTTCATTATATCTGATAACGGAATATCAATATTTTTTGAAAAGAAATTGTCATTTAAATATTTGTATGTAACAATCATAATAATAAGTGAAATTATTTCGAACAAACTGGATATAAAGACGCTGCTCCATGATAGTTTCAGAAAAAGGTTGGAATTCGTTATGTCGTTTTTTGATATAATCATGCTGAAGAAAAATATAAAGAAAATTTGAAATATGCTTATTAAAATCATAGCGGGAATTGTTTTTTTATTATTTGTATTGTTTTGTATGTACTGTTTATTGGGCAGTGGATCTCTTGTCGTTAAGTTTTTAGCAAAATATAGTAAAAAACCAGAAATGATTAAAATTGTTATCCCGAAAAGACCAGCTAGAACGCTAAATGATTGGTTTTTTATATTTTCGGTTCCTTCATTTGCATGTGCAATCATTAAACCCAGGAAGAATATGAATCCTATAACATCACCAGCAATGATAAAATTAAAGAAATCTTTTGTAAATTTGTAGTTTAAATATGGATTCATGGTTTTAGATTGTATACGCGTTTCTTTGTATTCTAAATCGAGATAGTCCAAGTCAATATCTTGTAGATTTTTATATTTGATCACGATTAATAAAGACGCAACTAATTCTAATATCACTGCTATAATGAGAACTCCCCAAGAGATGGTCCATTTGTTATCTGTAGGAAACATAAAATAGATCAAAAGCAAAAACAAAAATTGAGCTACAAATATTCCAATGGCACTCGAAAAGTTTTGGTGTACTATTTTTACAGAGTCCTGCAGTAAATACACAAAACATGCGACAAATAATCCAATAAACATCAGCAGATTGATATAGTTAAAATTTTTTTTCAAGAATCGAATTGTCTCATCTTCATCTGTGTCTGCCATTTACATAATTTTGATATTTTATTTCTTGGTTTTGTCTATATATTTTTCCTGGATCCATTGGATCAGCGTTTCTGATTCGCACGAAATAGGACAACCTGCAAATTTTTTAATATTAAAAAACGAAGGTTTCGTCATCGATTCGCTCTTGTAAAAAACGTAGTTGCCGAATTTGCCCCTTCTTACAGACATTGTTTCGCTCAGTTTTTTCAAAATATTCTTGTCAACTTTTTCTCCATTTAATAAAGGGACAACGTCATCAAGCGTTATTTGATCTAATGGCTTGTCAATCGATTTGATGGATATTTTGGTTTCACCGTGTTCAATGTATGGTCCATATTTACCTGATTTTAGAATTACGTTTTGTCCTTTGTGAATTCCGAGAACATCCGTTTTGATTTCTAGTAAATCGTCTGTTTTGTAACCCCCAGTCTTTAATACTTCTAAATCAATATTGATGGTTTTTTTTACAGGTCGATATTGTAGTGTCCCGTCTTCCAACTTGTGTTTAATAACTGGACCATATTTCTCAAAAACAAAATCATTTTCATCGTCAAGTTTATATGTCTGTTTTTCTAGTTTTGCCATAGGTTTCGCCAGTGTCTTTATTTCTTCGTAACATTGTTTGCATATAGATGACCAATCCGCTTGTGTGCCGTTGGATACCTCATCTAATTGATCCTCCATCGATTTTGTATATCCATAAGCAAACATGTTCTCAAAATGTTGCACTAAAAATTCGATTGTTAATAGTCCAACGTTTTGTAAAACCAATTTGTTCTTTTCGTTCCCAAAGGTCTTTTCTTTTTCTTTGATTTCGAGAACATTTTTAATGAGACAGAAATCCTTGCATTTTACTACAGTTCCTTCTACATTTGTTCTCGAAACGTAGCCACGGTCTTGTATTGTATCGACGATTGTGGCAAAAGTGGATGGTCTGCCTATCCCAAGTTCCTCTAATTTTTGAATTAGCGTAGCTTCTGTATAATGCTGGTGTTTGTTTCTTGCTACAAATTGGGTCTCTATTTTTTTATACGTAAACGATTTTTTACATGCTTCAATTGATTTAAAATATAGAATTTGAGCACTTGCTTCAGATTGAAGTTTTGTCATATCTACCTTTTCTTCTATTATTTTCCAACCGAGAAATACAGGTGATTCGATTGTTGTCGAATAATGACATTCTAAAGGTGCTGAAATTTTAATAGAAGTTATATTGAAAACGGCATCAGACATACATGATTCTATAGAGTTTCGCCAAATTAATTTATACATTGATGCTAGTCTGCCGTTTTCTGTATTAATCGAATGATTTTCAATGTGAGTAACACGAATGGCTTCGTGAGGATTATTATTATCCTTGTTTTCTAATAATCCAACTTCTCCTATATATTCTGATCTTTGATACTGAGATAAGATATGTTTTTTACATTGATCTATAAAAACCCCTGAATATTTGGCACTCTCCGTTCTCATATAAGTAATATGTCCTTCCTGGTATAATTGCTGACAAAGACTCATTGTCTCTTTGGGTGAAATATGGAGCACATTACTAGAAGTTTGTAGAAGACGCGATGTGGTAAATGGTTTTGGCGCTGTTCGTTTTGACGGTTTTTGAGAACCCACTGATAAAGAATACGAAAATGTCTTGGATTTCTCTAGGAATTCAATTACTTTTGATTCTGCGTCGAATTCTTGATTCAAATCAAAACCGAGATTTTTTTCAAAAAAAAGCCCAGTTGTTTTATATTTGGTTTCTATTTCTCGCTTTTCTTTTTCGTTATCGTATACTAGACGAAGAGCTGGGGTTTGGCAACGTCCTGCTGATAACGAATTCGATTTGTCATGGAAGAGATATTTCCATAGAAATGGAGAGATTTTAAATCCTACTATAATATCGAGAACCTGTCTGGCATGTTGAGCTTGAACCAGATTCATATTTATACGACCGGGCGTGGCGACTGCCTTACGTATTGCGTTTTCAGTAATCTCGTGGAAAATTATACGCGGAGTAGTTTCTACGGACAGGCCAAAGGTTTGGCAAATATGCCAAGCAATGGCCTCTCCTTCACGGTCGTCGTCTGAAGCTAAAATAATATTGGATTTTGAGAACCTTCCAATCACTTCGCGCATAAATTCTACCTGTTGTTTTTTTTCATCGATAATCGTAAAAGTTGGCTCAAACGAACCCTTTGTGTCTATTGATTTCATTCCGTCAATTGTACGGATGTGCCCCTTTGATGCGATACAACAGTAATCGGAACCCAGAAATCCTTCTATTTTTTTGCATTTAGAAGGAGACTCTACAATGATAAGGAAAGTAGCTGAATAGTTGATTTTGTCTGTTTTAGGTATAGCAGTTGCATAATTACGTTTTTTGAAGAACTTGGGAGGCATTGTTTTCTATATAATAAGGGAGGATGTGTTTATTTGGTTATAAAATATATTTATATTGTAATAGTGATTCATATGGAAATAAATGATAGTTTTTAAATCTTCAAGGTTGTAAAACTCTTTAGCAATAGTTTTATGAAGTCAACTTTTACAAAATATAGATTTTTATTGACACTGATCACAATTATAATGTTTGTAAATTTATTAATAAATATAGAGTATATATCATGCCCAGCACGACTCTCTACCTCGGCGACTCCGCGACCATCTCCGGCAACACTGCCACGCTTCTTTCTGGCTCTACTCTCAGCATTGCGTCTGGTTCCACACTTGCGCTTGCTGCCGGCTCTACCACAACAGTGGAGGGTGCGTTTAACATGACCGGCACCACACAAGTTACCACGCCCGATGTTCATGGCGATTTACAATCAGTTGTAAACATTGATTTCGTCAATAATGCGATCACCACACTTATTGGTACCGCTACTGAATATGGTAACAAATTGGGTTTATTAGAGGAATTAAATACCCAGTTAAAGAACTTAGAAGCCGGTGATGTTCAGGCCATCAATAACTCTATCGCCATTGAGGCGTCTCGTGCCCAAGATATCGAGGCTGGTCTTCGCGCTGATTTAACCAGCGAAAGTGCCCGTGCCGTTGCTGCCGAGGGTGTCCTTACCACCGATTTGGCTAGTGAGAGCGCCCGTGCTGTTGCTGCGGAGGGTGTCCTTACCACTGATTTAGCTA